CCCATTCCACCAAATCCACTTAACATTCCACCAAGTCCACCAGCCATATTTTGTTTAGAGTCAGTAAAACTCTGAACTCCACTACCACCACTACTTCTACGGTTGCCATCAACACCCATATTAGGATTTAATATTCTTAAATTCTCATTACCTGCACTATTAAAGATATGACCACCAGCCTTAGTTGCATTAACTGATTGAGACTTATCTAATCTTGCACCACCAGTTCTAAATCCTGTTGAACCTAATAGTTTATTGATAGAAGCGTCATCATATCCTGCTGCTATCAATCTATTTCGTAATGATCTAGGATTCTTTGCAAGCATAATTGCTTTTAGAGCTTGTTCCATTTCACGTGGAGATCTTTCAGCATTAATAGAACCGTCTCTTATTGGTTGATACTGCCCTTTACCCATAATAATATCAGTAATACTACCACCTTTAGAATTAAACAAACCTGGTGCAGCACCATCTTGAATAATACCTGCTCTATTCATAACAGATCTTGCTACAAGTGCCATACCCAAAGTACCTTCTCCACGAGCTTCAGCAAGTACTAATCTTTGAAGAAGATCCATTTCAGTTTGAGTTGATCTTCCTTTACCTCCAGTACCTCTTGCCATAAAGTTTCTCATCATAGCACGTAAATGCTGACCACCACTACCATCAACACCACGTTTAGTAGTCTTAAAGAAACCCCAACCTTCTCCAGTACCACCCCATTCTACTGGACCATAATTTTCGTGCATTCTCTTACCATCTTTATTAGATGCAGCTTCAGCACCTGTCATTACATTTTTAACACTAACATCTTTAGGTTGCCATCCCCAACTCGTAGCAATTCTTGCTGCTTCTTGCATCATAGCACTATTTTGTGCTGTTGTAGGAGCATAATCTATCCAAGGTCTACCACCCATAGATGAAGCTGCTAAACCTACACTATTACTATTACGTTTCCAAGTATGAGCACCAGGTTTGTTATAATCAATTCCTTGCTTCTTACTACCATCTCCTGAAAAAACACTATGATAATTGCGACTCATAGGAGCATTATAGTTAGTACCAGTCCAATGTAAATATAATTTCTTATCTACCATACCACCTACAGCTCTTTCTAATCCACCAATATCATACCCCATGCTTTTTGCTTCACGGAGTCTAGTCTTTGTGAGATTTGGATTAGTTCTAGTTGCTTTAGTATCAAATGGAACTATAAATGCTGAACCATCACCCTTCCTTGCAACATATTCCGATCCATGACCAATAAAATCAGGTTCTCCTCCTCCATCAAGACTAACAGGATAACCAGACTGAGGACCATTTATCCAACCTCCACCAGCAAACTCTGCTAACTTACCACCTTTTTCAAATTGAAATCTATTCATTCCAAAACCAGTACCTAGCGGATCATTTCTCAATCCAAGAGGATCATTAAATCTATCTGGTATATTATTAGTGCTACCAGATCCACCAGCATCTTCTAGTCTAGTTCCTGATATTATTGCCTCTATATCACCAGCAGTCAGAGATTCATCTTTTGATAATTCATCCCTCTTTAATTGATCTGCTTCCATTCGGGCTTCATTAGCCTTATTACCCCATAATTTTGCTATTAATAATCCAAGTGCTACTGCACCACCAGCAACAAACAAGAATCCCAATGGTCCTGCAGCTGCAGTCGCAACAAATCCTTTTATACCTACAATACCAGTCTTAAGTGCTGTTACTGCAAACTTCACATCTTTCAATAATGTTGCTGCACCAGCAATACTCAACCATCTAAATGGTAATAATAAAACACCAACACCTACAATAAACTTACCAAATCCTACTAATCGTTCCCACCAAGTACTATCATCCGCAAGCATCTCATAGAGACCATTAAATGCCGTACTAGTTCCAAATTTAGCCCAAGACGCAACAATCTTTGCTAATTTACCTACTACTTCTATTCCTTTCTCTACCGCCTTCTGATTCTTAGGATTTGCAAACCATTTTAATATTGCTCTTCCAATTGTAAGTTTAAACAAACCACCAAGCATCTTAAGTAAGGATTCTAAAAATCCAGGAACCTTACCCATAGATAACTTCTTAAAGAAATTACCAAAAGATGTAGCAGGTTTAGTGTACTTCGGTTTCGGTAATTTAGTAAGTGCTTTTTGCTCTCTAGTTAAAGATGCATGAGTAATCTTCTTAATATCAACTACAACTTTTCCAAGAGAATTTACCGTTTTACCAAGATTATTAACTGCCTGTACATTAGTCAAAACGGCTCCAGTAAGTTTCGGATCTGAATCATCTGGGTTTGCAGTAGATGCACTAGCCCGAGATACAGGAACGAACTTATAAAGATCAATTTTTGCACCTTTTTGTATTGTTGCCATTAGATGCTATAAGACTCCATACACATATTTAGTTAGCAATTAAGAGCTTCTGTTTGATTGCAGGAGCAAGAGCAACCTCACCCTTAATAATTGGTATAACAAGAGGTAATATTTCTAGTTCAGGTTGATCTAATGCAAACTGCTTAGATCTATCAATTAAACTTCTACCCTTATCAATCATACCAAATACTTCTGCACCAATTCCTAATTCACCTGCAATAGATCTAATACCAGTAGCATAATCAGTAGATCCATGATACATACCCATTACAGATCTAAACAATCCACCAGCACCCATCGAATCTGCTAATCCACCCATAGCAGCCATAGGAGAGAATCCACCAGCAAATAACTGAGAAATTCCTGGTAATTGTGAAACACCTGGAATACCACCAAGGATATTACCCAATCCAGGAATCATATTACCAATTCCTGAAAGTTGATATTTATCTAAGAAACCACCAAACTGTGACATCTTTCCACCTGCACCAAAGAATCCACCCTCACCAAATAATGCACCTGGCTGGGTTAGACCAGTCATATTACCAACTGCTGAAAGAGCACCACCCCATCCTCCACCTTGAAGTCCTTGGAATACACCGCCAGCAAGTTGACCAGCATTAGTACCCATAAAGTTATTAAATCCACTAGTGATGCCACTAATAGCACCACTTATACCACTATGAATACCAGCAAGTCCTTGACCAAACTTACTCATACGTAAGTTCATCATCCAATTTGGGGTATTTACTACCGACTTAGCAGTAGAACCAATAGCAGAGAAGTTACCTAAGGCACCAAAGCCTCCCATCGCTGCACCAAGTAGATCTCCTTGCCTTAAAGAATTAACTGCTTGAATTGCACCAACAATAGGTCCAACACCAGGAATGAATGATAATGCAGTACCTACTATAGGATTACTAACTATATCACCGACAGTATTAATAACTCCACCAACTGCGTTCTTAACACCATTAAATACACCACTAACTGCCTTGGTAACACCTTTAAATATTTTACCAAAGAAGAACTCTGGTAATTTCTTATGTTGTCCACCTTTTGCCCATAATTTCCACCAAGGTTTCTTCTTAGTCTTAGCTTCTTTTGAAACTATACTATTATTTGAAGTAACAGGTGTTTGTGTCTTCTTCTTACCAAATATACTAGACCAAGAAAAACCTGTCTTCTTTTTTACTACTTGTTTTACTTCATCCTTTTGTTCTTTCTTATCATTACTTCCCCAAGAAAATGGATTATACCATTTAGTACTCTTTTTATTATCCTCATGAGCATTAAATGCTGAGTCAGATACTGTAGATGCAATCTTGGATCCAGTCATAGAACCCATTATTCCACCACCAACTACACCTAAAGCATATAGTGGTCTTGCTCCAGGAAAAGGTGCAAGAAGAAGTGGTGATAATGTAGCAGCAGATGTTTTAGCACCAATACTAAATCCTGCTAAACCTCCACCAGTAGAAGCAACAGTTCCTGTTATTGCTTTTTCAGGACTCTGATCCTGATCAACAAGTCTATCCTTTAATTCAAGTCCAGCAAAGACAGTAGTAGTAGCAGGTCCAAAAAACTTACTTGTCTTACCCAACCATCCTGGGATTTTCATCTTCTTGCCAAAATTCTTGGCTTTGTTTATAACTCCTTTCCAACCGCCAGGTGGTTTCTTTAAACCCTGTCCTGGTTTAGGAATTGATGGTGTACTACCCTTAACAGTAGTCTTAAACTTACCAAAATTATACTTTGTCTTACCTACCTTAGGTAACTTTGATTTTTTTAGTTTTTCTAGATACTTTGCATATTTTGCTTTAAGCTTCGTTTTAGCTGATGCTTTACTTGGGTCTACTTTTTTAGGTAATTTTGGTTTTTTAGGTAATTTTGGTTTTACTCCACCAAAAGGATTCTTTACCCAGTCGGTAATATTTTTAATTAACCAACCAAGTCCTGTTAAAGCACCACCAAGAGTAGCTAAAGGTTGAGTTACAATAGAGATAATACCAATCCCCATCATAAGTTTTCCTAAACCACCTATCCTTTCCTTTAAGGTATCTCCTCTTTTAAACTGTTCCCATCCCTGAAGAATATTTTCATTCCATACAAAATTATAAAATTTCTTTAATTTTGTAAAAATGACATCTGCTTTAAAGAAAAAGGTTTCAATCTTTTTCATATTTTCAGGATCACCAAACCACTTCAACATTTCCCTGATTACAGGAAATGCAATTAATCTAGCAAAAAACTCAAAAACTGGTTGAAGTAGTCTTAACCAACCAGGTATAAGATTTTTTAAAAGACTCTTATTCTTACCAGTTGGTTTTATATTTGATTTAAATCCTTTCTTACTAAGTTTACCAATTTCTGCTTGAGCTTCAGCAGCTTCATCGGCCTCTCTTTGCAATCTTTTTCTTTCTGCATCCTCCCTTAATTTCTTATTAGTAATTCTTGCTGATTCTATACTTTCAAGATCTTTAACTACAGTACCAACACTAGCGATAGTTTGCCCTAATCTATTAATAGCATAGGTAGATTTTCTGACACTAGCGACTTGAGGAGACACTCCTGAGAATGCTCCTGGATTAACTATTTTGTAGGCAGAAATTTTAGCCATTCTGTGCTTGTTGGTCTTTGTTCTTACGCTCTTCTTCCTTTAGGAATGAGACTAATAAATTCATATAAATCTCCTTTTCAAAAGGCATCAGATTATCGACATATTCAGGATTCCACTTATGATGATGCATTAATGCAAAATTACCTTCATAGTATGACTTCAAATTAGTATGAAGAAGAGCTACTCGAAAAAACTAGCTAGTCCCTCAAGTACTACCTCATTCTCTTTTTTAGTATTAGGATTTAATACTGTAATTGTATGAGATAACTTAGGCATAGTTTCAAAGAATTCTTGTATCTGCATAAATTGCTTAGAACTCAATTGCTCAAAGAATTCCATAATTTCTTCTTTAGGAAGATCAGTACAATCATGTACTTCCTCACCATCAGTAATTGTTTTTACACAACTAGCTGCCATAGTGAATACTTGATCTACACCAGGTTGTTGATCACCAACAAAATTCATACTAACAAAGGTATCTAAACTTGGGTATGCCATCGTTAAAATACAATCAGTTGATAATTTAATATCTGGTTTATGTCCTTTAGTCTTAACGACTTTTATTTCATTAAGAGGTATATTTACTGGAACTTCAGTTTTTCCATCATCAGGACAAGTTATAGAAAGTTCTACACTTTCACCAACAGATTTTCCACGAATTTGAAGGAAAACAAATTCAATATCAAAAGTTGCAAGACTATCCAAATCTTGAATATCTGTGCACTCTGTAATAATAGTCTTAATAGCAGTCATAAGATCTGCTTGTTGACCTGTTTCAGTTGCTAAAAGGAGTAATTTCTCTTCTTTAACAAGAAAAGGTCTATAATTCACGGTTCTGCCATCAGAGGGCAGTTTCAGTTTGTACTTAGGTACATTTAATTTAGGTAATGCCATAGAATAGTCAATTCAGTATAGTTATTTAGGGTCAAATGATAAAGCTATTAATAGTAGCTCCTAGTACATCCCATAGAGTAATTGGATTACCAGATTCCTCAGTAGTACCATCCCAATAGTTGTCAGCAGGTATACGAATTTGATTTCTGATACCAAAATCATCAAACCTTTCTTCTGGATAGAATCTATATCGTTCATAATAGAAACCAACTGTTAGATTCATAGGAGTAGCAGCAGCATTATTTAACTGAACAGTACCTATATTATAAGGAAAACAGTTCTGTAATTCCCAACATGCAGTAACTTTATAATATCTTGCGAGAGAATATGTAATTCCTGGATTCTCTGCTATTGCTCTACGCATATCGTCGGTTATTGCTGCTGGATCTCCACCACCTCGTTCCCATTTATAAATTCTGACCACAGGTGAAACATAATCATCATAAAAACCAGCAAATTGATTAGAATCGTTCGCCATTACTTGTGTCCATCTCTCAAAGAAAGTTCTTGTATATTGAGAGCGTGGTATTATAAAATTAGCATTAAATTGACTAAATGCAGTACCAGTAGCATATCTCCAAGGAGATCCAACACTTACTGTTGTACCAGTTGTAATTTGTTTACTTGGAAGACTTAAATTATTGCAGTAATAATCTAATAACAATCCTAAATCACCATTTTCAGATTGGAATATATCACTACCAAAATTCTGTCTTATAATTCTAGGTGTTGCAAAATTGATTGAAAAGAGGTTGGTAAAACTAGGAGAATTATCATCCTTTTTCATCATATTACCCATAAATCCTTGCAGAGAAGGATAACGAGCAGTATCTTTATTCGGAATTCCGACACCGTTTGTTGTGCCAGAACTCGTTAATATTGCATTAACTGCATTACTGATGCCGCCAAAAAATGCCATTATACTTTAAGTTCTTTTTCGGTTATTAACATAAATTCCCATCCATAATCTTTACAAAATTCACTTGCTGCCTTCCATTTTGCCTTATTGACACTCCAAGTAACAACTTCGGTAATATACCGCTTAGTTACTTTTCTTTGTGTTTTAGGTTCTTTAGTTTGTTTAGAAGGTTTCACCTCTACCATATATTTCTTATTATTCACTTTGACATAAAAATCTGGGTAATACTTATGTCGTTTACCATCAACAGGAGAGATATAAGGTATAGCAATCTCTTCACTACCCCATTCGGTTACTGATGTAGTGTTATCACACCAAAGCATGAACTTATATTCCCAAGATGATCGGTAACAAATATTACGGGTATCACCTTTATACTTCTTTGGAAGTCTGGGTTTGTATTTTCCCTGCTTATAACGCATAAATATAAAGAGGTCACATAGTATTTAGTCATTAGAGATGACAATTTTTAGATATCCATATAGAAGTCCCGTTCCTGGAAGTGGAAGTACTGGAGAAGGTACCACTGAGGCGATAGATTATATTTGCATAAAAAGAAATAGAAGAGTTTATAAAGACG